AGCAAGAACTTGTATGTCAGTTGTACCAACATTAGTTGCTTCTGTATCTAAAGTACCGTGAGTAGTTGCTAAAGCTTTAACATTAGCTGTAGCTATAAATGCATCTGCATCTGCTACTGTTCCTACTGAAATAGTTGCTGCACCACCGTCATTGTTTACTGTAGTTACATTTAAAATTACATCAACTATTTGTGAGTTTGCTGGAACTACTGCACATACTTGATTAAGATGTGAAGCTCCAATAATATCAACTTTCACTGATTGAGCCATTATAACTTGTCCAACATTTGTTATATCTTTACCAAGTGTTGTACCTGTAGTGTTTGAAATCGTTCCCGCTTTTATTGGTCCCGAAAAAGTAGTATTTGCCATAATTTTCTCCTTTGTATAGCTTTAAACTTTGTAATCTCTATACCGTCTGACTAGCCAGTTTACAAAGTTAATTTATCTAGTGTTTTGATTATACATAAAAAAAGGGGCAGAGTAAACTCCGCCCCTTTTTAGTTAGTAAGTTTAATTACTATTAACTAGTTGGTAGATTTCCATTACCAAAGACACATCTTGGATCAGAGAATCCAAAAGAGTATCTTTCTCTAGCTTTAAATCTTACGTTTCCTGTATCGAAATCACCTTCCATAGCAGTTTTAATTGGACTTCTGATGAAGTGTTTAAAACCGTTAGGTGCATCAGTTAATAGGAAATATGAATCCGTGTCAGTTAAGAAGTTATTAACCACATAACCTTCTGGAACCATACCCATATTAGCCATTGCGTTGATATCGTTATCAGCAGTTCCGACTCTTTGAGGAGACTTCATGATTCTCTCAGCAGTAAATTGTAATTCTTTTGGAATTATCATTTTTCTACCTTGAGTCGCAATTTTTAATCCTCTTTCATCTACAAAAGATGAGATATCGATTAACGACTGCTCAAGTGAAGTTTCGTTAAGGTCGGCAGCAGTTGCTAGTACGTTTGAGAACGTACCACCTGTTGCTAACGGGTGACTTGCGTTAATTAGTGAAACGCCATCTCCACCGTTAAATCCAGATGTTTTCTGTGCATTGTTTAACACAGATGCTGCTTTAACTTGTTTAGTGTTCGACATAGATCTTGCAAGAGCTCTTGTGTATCTTGCAGCTAATCTGTCGTACAGGTTATCTTCGATCGCTTCCTCAGTGATAGAGAATGCTAAAGCGATTGTTTCGTGTGAGTATCTTGCTGTGAAAGTTTCACCTGCTTGATCAAACACTACTCCCGCACCTTCTTGTTTAACTGGTGCTGAAGCGAAACCGCTTAACATTACTTCTTCTTCAAAAGCTCTGTCAGATGTTTCAGACGGGAAAATCTCCGCATGTTGATTTTCATATCTGTTATATTCCAGGCCGAATAAAGCATTCAAACCTGGCTCTAGTTCTTTAACTAGCTGTGCTCGTGATATTGCCATAGTTATTCTCCTTTATCTATTACGCTAAGCCTGTACCACTTCTAAAGAAGTGATTGTTGATTCTAACAAGAATGTTAGCATTCGATGTACTAGTATCCGAATTATCTGGATCCTGTGATATATCGATTGCTTGTACCGCAAAAGTAGCAGTAGTGCCTGAAGCACTTACGTCTAATTGTACGCTTGATATTCCTGTTTGTGTTACACCGCCTGCAGTAGTAACAGAGTAGTTTTTAAACAGATCTGCTCTTGTAAAAGCTTCATCAGCGTCCATTAAAAATACTGCATCTGGATCATCAACAACAAAGGCAGTGATATTGCCTTCACTTGGATTGATTGAACCAGGGTAGTAATTACTGAACGTTGGCTTTTGAGTAGTTGGATCGTTATAAAACACTCCGTTAAAAACGCCCACAACAGCGTCACTAGTATTACCAGTATGTCTTTCAATATTTCCAGTTGATGTTGGAATAACCAAATCACCTTGGAAAATTGCAGTTCCATAATTAGCTTTGATAGTGTATCTGTTTTGAGCACCTACTAATGGTGTACCGTCTAGTTTTCTGTGCGGTCTTAGACCGAACTTTTCTAGTTGATTTGCCATAGTTGTTTTCTCCGTTTTATGTTTAGTTTAACTCCAAGCTAACTCCGTAGGTAATGCAAAAAAACTATTTTTTACGACTACCACCAAAGGTAACTCTTGATTGCCTATCAATATTGATTGGCATTTCAGGTCGTTGTTCCTTCATTAGATCATTGTCAACCGCATCCATTTGGTCTTGAGTAATTCTATCGAAATACTCTGCACGGCTTTTTAATGTCTCTTCAGGTATCCTTGCCAACACAAGGCCACCGATTCCAATACACCCTTGATACTGCCCCTGATTGATGATCGGGTATTTGCCTACATCAGATGAGTTTTTAATCTCTTCTGCTCTTACAAATTCCCAACCTTCTCTGAATTTTTTGGTTACATTAGCTGTATCCTCAAATCCAGCCACGCTCGTTCGTATCCAACGATGGGCAAAGCCCTGTGGAGCGGGTGGTGCGTCTAAACTCGATGGTGGAGCCCAAGCGCTAGGTTTTTTTGTTTCTTGCCTAGTCTCTGACTGGCGTGAGGTTCGTTTGATATCATTATCCATTTGCATTCTCCTTCACGTATTTTGCGTATTCCTCTAGTGGCACCCCTAGTTTTTTAGCGATAACTATTTGTGACTTGGTGAGTTTCACTGATCGGCGTCCGGTTTGATTTCTTTGTGCAGAGGCAACAGTTTGGACGGGTTTCTTTTGCTCCTGTGGTTGACTAAATTTATGAGGAAAATTATCCTTCATAACTTTATCAATTTCATTATAATACTCATCACTCTCTGCGTCAAACCCCTGCTCAACAAGGTCATTGTGAGCTTGGAATGCAGCACTTGTCATAATTTTATCGCTACCAAACCATTCATTCTTTTCAGCCCATTCTTTAGCTTTACCAGAAGGTTGTGCAACGTTTGTTTGAGGTGCTTGTTGTATTGGTTGTTCTATTTTAGCTTCAGCTTTAGCTTTTTCTTCTTTAGCTTCTTCTTCAGCTTGAGTCATCTTAACTTTTTCTGCTTCTACCGCTAAAGTAGCTATTCTAGAATTTGCTTCAGCTATTTTATCTGCATCTTGATCTGCAATAGCATCTCTTAATGCTTTTTTAGCATCTTCTTGTTCAGCAACAACTCTAGCAGAAAATTGTTCAATATAACTCTTACTAGTTTTTGAAAAACGATTTTTAGTATCATCAAGTTGGTTTTTTAAACCTTTTGCATAATCTAAAGCAGCTTTTTCTCTTCTTTCAGATTCTCTAATTTTAAAAGTTAATTTATCTATTCTTCTTTTAACTTTTTCGGAAACATCAGAAAGACTTTCTTCTTTAATTTCTTTTTTAGGTTCTTCTTTTATTGTTTCAACTTTGATACCTTCAATTCCTTCAGGCTTAGGTTCAGTGTATCCTAAGTCTACTTCTTGTTTAGGTAATTCAGGTTCTGAAGTCTCGACTTTTTGTTCTTCGACTTCAAGTGTTTGATCTTTTACTCCATCAGTATCTAATTCAACTTCTGGGTTTTTTATTTCTTCGGTGTTTTCCATTGTAGCTCCTGTTTAATTGCGTATGTGTTAGTATGCGTGCAAAATATCCTCCGGATTATTAATCTTAGCGATTATTTCGTCATCATTTAAGATACGAACTTCTCCGCCCTCTATTTTGAATCTAGATCCAGCATAACGTCCAAAAATAATCCAATCACCCTTTTTACACCAAGGGCCTTCTGGAAATTTTTGTTTGTCTTTGTAGCAAAGATCTCCCATCTTCAATACATATGCACATACGGTAGTCATCTGTATTGTTTCTTGAGTTGTGTCAGCAAGATAAAGTCCACCTTTAGTTTTTTGAGGTCCAGCGTATGGTAAAACTAAAAGTCTATAACCAGTTGGTGTTGGTAATCGTTCTAAAAGACCTTTATTATCTTCTATAGATTTAACATCTAACTTGGTGTCTTTGATTTCATCTTTTGATTTGTAAGCATCTAATAATGCTTCTGTTTTCTTAGGTACTTCCTTCGAAGTCTCGAAGTTCTTTGTCATTTAGTAGCTCCTGTTTTTCTTGCAGGTCTTTAAGATCCTGAAGCAAAGACTCTAGGCCTTTGATTTGTCCTCTAATATAGTGAAGTTGTTCTAAATTGTCAACGGTATACACTAGAGTTTCTTTCAAAGAATCTATTCTTTTCTCAGCTACTCTTCTTATCAATGGATAGTCTATGATCATTAAAAACTTATATACTAATAATAAGGTTTGTAAATAGACTTGATTTTACCTTCTGCTTTTAATTTTCTTCTATCAGCTTTACTCATTTGATCTAAAACATCATCACTGTGTGTTTGTTTTTTAGGAGTAAATAATTTTTTTAACCAATTCCACATTATATTTTTTGCATCTCTGGACTAGTTGATAAAATATTTTTTTCTGCTCTAGGTCTAGCTATAGAATCTTTACTTCTTTTTCTAAGTTGAGCTACAGCAGATTCTTTCATTTGTTTTTGTTTTCTAAGTTTTTGTAAATCTCTTTCTAGGTTCATTTTTTTCCTCCCCTAAATATTTGAGTTCCCTTTATCCCATAAATACTCGCCACGACAAGGATCCAGAGATTTGTGAACCAGCTCGGGAGCTGCGAGAACATGTCGAAGAACAATTTTACCTTGTCCATCGCTGTCGGATCATCCGATACGACTGCCCACGCCAAAATCAACACGGGCGTTGAGAGAATTATCAAAACGGCCTCGTCCTTCCAGTCCGATTGACGTGCCTCTAATAATTTTCCTTGGTAAGCTTCCTCACCTCGTGCTTGTTTCTCAGCATGTAACAATTGTGCATCTGACATTGCCATTTTTGCTTTTTGTTTATTTGCGTATATCTTACTTCCAGCAGATACAGCTAATTTGATTGCTTGAAACCACATTATCTAACTCCTACAAATTTCATTCCTTTAATAGCAGCACCCATACCTCTAATACCGTCAGGTCTATGAGGACAAACCATCTCTCCGCCACTATTTAATTTTACAGGAGGAACTTGGGGGTTTGGGCCACTCAAAGGAGGTGGCCCTGATCTTTTGCCAGAAACTGTATGTTTTTTAGTCATCTTTTATTTTTTTTATATTAGCTCCAAAACCTGTAGTAGTATCTTTTCTTAAACCTTTTGGTAATTTAGATAAATCATTTTCATCTTCTTTTTTCTTTTTCTTTTTTTCAGCATGAAGACCTTTATTAGCTTTTATGACTTTTCCACCTTTATTAAAAAATCTTTTTGCCATTGCTATGGGAGATAAAAGTTCTACACCTTTAGCACCTTTGTCTTTTGCTTTTTTCATCATCAGCAAACCTAGGTTTGCTTTTACAGGTTTTTTCTCTTCTTTCATTTTTGCAAAATCTTTTCCATCTATTTTATCAAAAGGAGGTGCTTTAGAAGCAATTACTTTTTGTTTTTCAGAAAGTGCACCTTTACTGTAATACATCATTCCACCCATTTTTAATTTTTTATACTTATCTTGTAGTCCGTGTTTTTTTCCCGACATTTTGTTTCTCCATTTTTTCTCGAGCAAGGTCTAATCTTTTATCAGATTGCTCGTCTTGTGTTTCTAATTTTAATCTATCAAAGTCTAATCTTTCATCAAACTGACCCTCTTGATTTTCTATCTTCATATTACCCTCTTCTGCCCTACGTTGTAAATCCATAGCTCTTAGATCTAATTCTCTTTGTTTCAACATAACAACAGGGTCTTGTTTTTGACTATCAAGCATAGTTTCGTTCTGTGCAAGCTCTGCAGTTATCTGTGCAACTCTTTTTGCTACCTCTGAATCAAACATTGCTCTAAATTGTTGTTGGTTCTGTTGCATCAACTCCATCATTTGTGGATCTTGTTGCATCATAGCCATAACTTCAGCAGAAGCTTTCATAGATACGTGTTGAGAGATGTGTCCTTGTAGATTTGCATACACCATTGGGTTAATTTGCACCATTCTAGTTCTCATAAACGCAGAATGCGCTGCAATGTGGGCATCATGGTCTTGTTCTGGGAAAGCTGTCATCGGTAATGACTGTAATGCCTCCATATTTTCTATTGCAGGGTCTTTTGGAAACGGTTTTGGGTCTGGTTTTAGTATTTGAGGTATTTCTTTGGTACCTAAAGCTTCATAAACACGTCTGTAAGCCTCATGTAAGTTGTGAAGTTGTGGATTTGACTGTGCAATTTGCAATTGTGTCTGTGCTAACGTCACTCTTTGCGACATTGAGAAGATATTTGGGTCTGCAACAGGTAAAATATCTACTCTGTCATCAAAATCCATCACTTTTATCATTCTTTCGGCACCATAAACTGAGTATGGATACTCAGGTGGTAGATAATCGGCAATAACTTTACCTAAAAGTTTAAATTCTTGCTTCATTGCATAGTAACAACGCTTATGAATAGCTGACATTACTCTAGAACCTCTCTCTAAAAGAGCAATTGTAGTTCCAACAGCGGCGGCTTGGTTGCCATCACCTACTTGTTGGTCAGCAATTGATGCAAATCTTCTTCCTGCATCAACACAAAAACCTAAAAGGTTAAATAAAGTTGTGCTTGGTTCTTTAAAAGGTAGTAATTGAAACTGATCTCTAATGTTTCCGCCAGGTGCATCAACATCTCTAAACTCTCCAGGCTGTATTGGTTGGTCATCATCTCTAATTCTCATACCTCTAGACTTAAATCCAGCAGGTAAATTAGATAATGTTCCTGCATCTAGTAATTGTCTTAGTGCAGTAGTTGCTGTTCGTGACAGGCCACCGATCATGTGAATTAATCCAAAGCCATAAAATCCTAAACCAGGTAAGAATTTGTAATGAGAGAAGTATTCACATCTAGTAAATTTTTTATCTTCAGGTTTATAGTTTCTGTAAATAGATAAAACCTTTCTTGTAGATTCTTCTATAGTTACAATGTAAGGAATTTTAATATTGATTTTGTCTTCTTCATTCTCTGCAATGTAATCTGATAAATCTAAATCAACATGCATCTCTAAAACATTGTAGATGTAGTCATTTGTTTCAACAGGTTTGACACCTTCTAACTCATTATACTTATCTTGAATTTTATTTTCTTTCTTTTCTGGTTTCATCAACTCTACTTCTCTGTAGAATCCTGTAGCCATTTTTTTTAACAAATCATTTTCTGATTGTTTTAGTACGTGTGTAATTCTAGGAGCATCTTTTAGGTCAGTTGCAAAATAAGGGACTACTAAATCTTCTGCAGGAATGAATTTTGAAACAGCTCTTTCCATTAGAGCATCATAGTATATCTTCTTGAATGCAGAACCTGCAAGGGGTAGGTAGAATAATAATTGATCGAACTCTGGAGTATATTCTTCCATTTTTTCCATGATCTGATAGTTCATGAAATCTTTTACTCTTTGAGCTTGAGCTTCTACCGCTTCGTTTTGTAATCCAACAATTTTAGTTTTTACTGGACCATCACTCGGTAGAAGTTCTTTATAAGCCTGGGCTTGAAACTGAGTAACCGCTTCTGACAATAGAGGGTGAGTGACATTGCTAGCTCCTTTGAATGGTTGAGTAGTTGACTTGTATTTAAATCCTAAAAGATCTAAACCATTTCTATAGGTGTCTTCCCATTCTTTTCTAGATTCTTTATCACTTTGATATTCAGTAATTAAATCTGAAGCTAATTGTGATAATGCTTTGTCATCAATTGTCTCTGCAATATTTGCATAGAAGTCCTGTTCAGGTTCTTCAGTTATCTCTTCACCTTCTTCAGGTGGTAGTTGAACAACTGCTTCCTCCTCAACTTCAACTTCTTCGTTGATTGGGTTTTCAGTTTCAATAGCCATTTATTATGTAATTAATGTTTTTTTGTTTCTTCCTAATTTACATTTAGCTTTGACGTATGTACCTTTATTTGCATACATCATTCCGCCAGCTTTAGCTCCGTCCATATCTCCTAATCCAAAAACATTTCCACTTAATACTTTGTTAGCTATTGAATCAGTTTTTTTAATATTTGGACCCCGACCTAAATTAACATTTTCCGTCATAACTTTTTTAGTAGCAGCTCCTGCACTTTTAGCAAATTTACTTGTACTGTCTTTTACTTTTGCTGCAGTGTTGGATATTTTTTGCATAAGACTCATACTACCTTTTTGAGTGCCTTTGCCACCGCTCATGATAGCGTCTTTATATGGTTTTCTGTATCTTTGACTTAATGCGCTTCCTCTACCTTTGTCTACATTTACTCCAGCTCCAGCTCCTGACATGGCTTTAGTTGCTAAATAAGCAGTACCAGCAATAGCCGCCGCCTTACCTATTTTTTTTAATTTCTTTTTTAGACTCATTATTTCCTCCTATAGAATTATCTATACAGTGTAAAGCATTTTGTGAACAAAATCTATAATAGGCCTTTAAATATATTGGTCTTGTCTACAAACCCACCTTGATACATATAAGCTTTCATTGGCAACAAAAACTTCTTTAACACATCATCTGATGCTATAAATGTAGGAACCATTTCATATAGATCTGGATTCTCAGCACCTATTTCTTTAATAATATATTTAACCTTATCATCTCCAAAACTTTCTCTACCTCTTATTTTTAAAAGTTCTTCTGCTTCATCCATAGTTCTAGCAGCACCAATATGATCCTCAAATATATATTTATCCCCTATTTTTTTATTGTAATGTTTTCTTCCTAATTTAATTGAATCATCACCTTTCATTGTATATTCAGCTATTATTTTAAAAGGTTTATTGGGATTACTTTTAGGCATAGGCGACATTTCAAACTTTGCTCCATATTGGTTAGCTAATTTTTTTAAAGGAGCAACCATTGCAGCTAACTGATTTGTTTTTTTCAATCTACCTTCAGAATCTTTAATTAAGGCTTTACCATCCATTAGACCATAATTAATTTCATCTCCTATTCTTTTTCCTGCAGGCATTTTAATACCTTTGTTCATAGATGAAGGTACAATAGATAATGCATTAATATTTCTTTCTGCCATGTTTCTTAATAAATTCTTAGCAACATAATCTGGCCAAGACTTAGATAGGGGTGCTGCAGTAGTTGCTTCTAGTCGTGATCCTGCTGCTAGTTTAGCCATACCTGATTTTTCTAATTGAGCAATGTCATAATTTATTCTAGCTATCTCTTGTCTTTGTGATTTAGTTAATCCTGCTATACCTCTACCAAGTTCATCAAAAGGTTCTCTTCTTGCTAACAAATCATCTCTTTGTTTTTTTAAAATTTTAACAGCACCATCTGTATTAAAAGGATTCTTTTTTAATTTAAAATAGTCTGCTTTGTTACTTGCATCAAACTGTGCAGAGTGAATATCTGTTTGTGCTTCTGATACTCTCATATGTCTAGCGTTAGCTCCTAGTTTAGGATTAGGTAAATCATCGTATCTTATAAATCCTATTTCATTATCTATATAGTGAGGGCTTTGTGCTAGATTAGAAAATCTACCTCCTTCAACATTAGGAAGTGCTTTACCATAATAGATAACATCCTCAGTATAATTTTCTCCACCTTGAAGTGCATAACTTCTTTGTGTTTTATATGCAGGAAAATATCCTGAGTTACTTTCTTTAGATCCTCTAAATCTTAAAGGCTGAGGCAACTCTACTTTTTGTCCGTATTTATTATACTCACCAACTGTTTTATTAAATTTTTGTAATATAGTTGAAAAATCTTGTGGGTTATCCACTTCTCTTCCTAGTTTAACTAATTTATCTTGTATGTCTGTATAAGTTCCAGAACCTATAACCCTTTGTTGATCATCTAAGTCTTTAGCCAACACTCTTAAATCTCCTGAGATATCTGATACTAGTTCGTCTGATTTTAAATTTTTATTTGGAATTTTATTTGAAGCAATTCTAAGACTTGAAAGAACATCTAATACTTCTGCTTCTGGATCTCCTCTTACTCCTAACCTTAAAGTTTTTAAACTATTGATAGGAGAAGTTTTTACCATCTCTAATAAAGTATCTCTGTCGATAGGAATATTCTGATCATCCATAACTTTTAGAAAACCATCTACACCTTTACCTTGTTTATCGAATTTAATTAAATTTAATTCTTCTAATTCATCAGGTGTAACTCTACGAGAAACACCGGCTAACGGACCTGTTGAAACTTTTAAATCTGGTCTGTTTGCTTTTACTAACCAATCTGTCCATTGCTTTGCTGTACCTGTTTCAAATGGTGCTTCCATAACTCTATCAAAAGTAGAAGAGCCTACTATTGCATTACTATCTTTGTATCCTTTACCCATTGTAAAAGGAATGTTTTGTACTTCACCAATTCTTGAACGACCTACTGTTAGTTCTTTACCTGGTGTTGTAATTAACTCAGATGATTGTCCGGTGGCCGTTGGTATGTTGCCTATTTCTTCTACAGGTTTATTCGCTGTAATTGTTGTAGGTGTCTTTGGTGTTTTACCGAATGGTCTTAGAAAAGATTTGATTCCAGGTATTCTTCTTCCTAAAGCAGTTGCTCCAATTACAGTAGCACCTAATGCTGCTAACCCACCAACGGCCGAAGGCTCCGTGTCATCACTTACGATAACAGTTTTATCTTGTTTCGGTATTGGAGAGCTTCCTTGTTTTATCTGATCAATAAAGTTATCTGCAATTTTATTTGAGTCTAAAGCCATAATTAATAATATTTATAATCTCTTTCAAGTCTCATACCTTCAGGTTCATCTAGATATGTTTGAACGAAATTTCCTTGACGATATCTTAACACAGCTTGGGTCATGGAATCTACATAGTCATCGTGTTGAGCAAAAGGAAACGCTGCACATTCTTCAATAACTTCATCTGCAAAGTGAGCACCTTCTGGAAAATATACGTTTTGTGACTCAAATACAGGAGCACAAGCATTAACTCTAGAATGTTTATCTTTACCTCTAGATGGAACAAAATCCATTACAGGAATACCTGCACGCCTTAATTCTTGTATTAGAGATTGGCCAGATGCTTTAGCCTCAACGACAACGGACTCAGGTTCCCAATATTTATATGCCTCGAAAGCAACTGCTTTTAATTCTGGAAAATCCCAACGACCTTTTTCAGCATCTAATAAAATTAAACAAGTATCTCCTTCTGTAGGTTCAAATACACCCCACGTAGTAATCGCACTATAGTCAGCAGTTTCTTTTTTAGAAAATGCAGTATCATAAGATTGTATGACATGCTTTAGAGATGGAACCTCTCCTTTCCAAGGGATCCACCAATCTCTTTTAATGATTGCTCCTTCTTCGGCCACCGGGTCCTGCATGTATTGTGCGTTCCAGTTTCTTGGAGTAATAGATGCCTTAACTGCTTCTAGTTCTTCTTTGCTCCAATACTCAGGCCAAACAGGATTTCCTGATTCTAATATTGCAGGGAACTCTATAAGTTTCCATTTATCAGCTTTAGGTTCAGATTGTCCTTTTAACAACCTACCTGTCAAATCATCTTGAGCCCATCTAGTCATTACTAACAAGATGGAACCACCTGGTTGTAAACGTTGTCGGGGTCCCGAATTGTACCAGTCGTATGCTCTCTCCATAGCGGAATCCGATAAGGAATCCTGCTCGGTATGAGGATCATCTATAATAAGCAAATCAGCCCCTCGTCCTGTGATAGAACCGCCAACTCCCGCTGCAAAGTATTCACCACCATGATTGGTTTCCCACCTGCCTTTTGCTTTACTATCTTCTCTTAGTTTAACATCTCCGAAGATCTGTTTGTACTCTGGGCTATCAATTAAATTTCTTACCTTGCTACCGAATCTACCTGCAAGTTCTGCGTTGTGAGAAACCTGCATAATTTTTTTCTTGGGAAACTTCCCTATGTACCAAGCTGGATACAAAAAAGATGCAAATTCAGATTTTGTATGTCTGGGTGGCATATTCACAATGAGCCTCCCTTTTGAGCCTCTTGCAATACTTGTTAGCTCATCAGCAATATGTTGATGATGGCCCCACTTTTCTCTTTCTTTTGCTTTTCTACAAATAAAATCTGGCCAAACCGCTTGAACAAAATATAAAAAATTGTCCTGACATAGTTTTATGTGTTCAATATATAATTTTTCTACACGATCTCTTAATTGATCAGTGGTTAGTGTATCGAGATTCATAAGTATTTTATAGTTTATACATGTATGAAATCGATTGTAAAGCGCCAGCGTCAGGTACCATAAACAAGCAAAAAGGGGGGTCGGGGTCGGGCTGTGGTGATGCTGTAATTTTGGTGGATTGGTACCTCTATTGAGGTCGTAAGGTGGGTTGCGTGGCGATCTAGTCGCCACGCAATCGGAATTGATTAGCTATTATTTGGTGGTTGATTACCCATTAACATATTAACTACATCTGACATTTTATTGACAACTCTATTTCTAAAGTCATCAGCTAAAGGATTGCCATTGTTGATTAAGATAAATTCCTCAACTGCACTTTCCAATAACTTATAAAGTATTTGGTAGTTTAAAGATTTACCATTATCGTTTTCATTTAAGAGTGATTGAACTCTCACATTATCAACGCCTTTGTTTTGCAAAGTTGTTTCAATCATTTGAGATAAAACACTCATTGATGGTAAATTACTATTGTCATTATTAGGCATTATTTATTTCTCCTTTTTTTAGTTTTTGTTTTTGTAATTTATCATCAAAGGGTTTCAATTCAACAACTTTGATTTGTTTATAAAAGCCATTTATTAGAACTTGTAATTCTTTAAATGTGATTTTTTCATCAGTTGTTGATTTGGTTGTCACATAATCAATAAAAGATTTACTATCAAATCTTCTACTCGTTCTCTCAATCTTTTGAATATATCTAGTATTAGATAAAATGATTATGTTTTGTTTTAACTTTAAAAAATATTCAGCTACTAATTCTTTAGTATCAGCTTTTAAAGTTTGGTACTTACTAAACAAGTATGCTTGATCTATGTATGAATTGCACACTTGCTTTTCGTTCTTTTCTAAAAGAACTTTTTTAGCTTTTTGTGTCGTCATTATTTGTCCTTTGTTAGTTGTTAATCTATAAAATATAGATTTGTATTTAATCTAATTTAAAAATTAAAAAATTGCAAATCTTTATTTTTAACTAATTTAAGAAAAAAATTTCTTTCATAGATCAACGCACATTAAGATTTCAAACCTTTTGCGACCTATACCTCACATGAAAATTTTAAAAATTTTGGGAAGTAAAAACTGGTGCTGGGATCTGGTGCTGGGACTGGCGCCCAGCTGCTATTGGTCTATAACGAGAAACGAGATCGCAACGAGGACTATAACGAGGACTAACATTAATACCTCTTTTTTAGTCGTTTAATCTCTGAATGTATTTCCTGCAAATGAAAAGTTGAACAGTCTTTAATAAAGTCTGCACACTCCTTTCGCATTTCTTTTTGTTCTTCAAAAGCTTTAGCTTTATTTTTACTTTGAACTTCTTGAATTGTTTCGTCTTGTCTTACCATTGGTTTCTCTCCTTGTTGCGTAATAGTTAATATTAGAATTACTAACACGAGTAAGTAAAGTCTTCAACTTAATTTTACACGTTCTTCCATTTTTATTTTTAAACCAAATCCATTGGTCAGCTTTATCCGTCATATCCACCTGTCCTTCAGGAACTGGTCTGGGACGCCAGTCCTGTAGTTAATTAAAAAAAGTTTGCCGATCAAACGGCAAACGAGAACGAGGTCTAAACAGGAGCTACTCTGACAAAAGACCTCGCTCGTAGTGTGAGTATCTACCAACTACAATGATAGATAGCCACTTTCTTTTCTGCAATCATGTCACGACACCACTGCAAAAACTCTAAATCCATTTCTTTATTTTCTTTAACGCTCTCCTCTTGGAATTGCTGACCCCAAAAGAAACCATCGGCTACAAAGAAATCACTATACCCATTCTTAATGGCTTCGGCTAAATCCTTCACGAGTTCCTCTGTAATAAATACAGGTTCATCGCCACCATTAAAACCGAGATGACCGAGATCTCCTTTATGCTCTACATGTTTGTTTTGTTTAGCGTGTTGAACTGCCATGAACTTTTGAAGTCTTGCGTGTTTTCTCCAAACAAAACCATCTTCTCTAGGCTCATGTTCATCGGAATAAATTTTATCCCAATCAGGCTTTTGATCTCGCAAATGTGCAAATTGATCTAGTCCCATTTTTTTCTCCTTTGTTTTAGTTAAGTCTATAGTCCTATCATAGATGGGATAGAAGTCAAACTTAATTTTTTCCACAGGTAATACAGCTTCGTACCCTGATCCAGCAGGAACTGGTACTGGCTGCTGTGCCTGGCCAGCTCCCTGGAAGGCCATTACTACCAACGAGACCACGATCCAGAACGAGAACGAGGTGAGCTCAGGCCAAAGAAACAACGCAAATATTAGGAGAACTATGAGGAACACGCTGCTTCACCAGCTGGTGCCTGGCGCTCTTCATCTAGGTCCTGCGCTACCGTCTCAACGGCGAGCCATACGAGGGTGCACCTTAGTTGGTCCAGTGAACCGGCATCCTTCGCAACAATTGCTAAGTACTGCATGATGGTCTGACCGCTGTCTTCAGCAAAACGTTGTACAATATCCCAAATTTCTTTTTCATGTTCGTCATGGAATGCGGTGGTTTCCCAATAGTATATCAATCCACCCACGCCTCCTTCGCAGCCGTGCTCTGCTATATCTTTAATTAAGAATCGTTCTTCTTTCTCACCGAGAACGAGCCACTGTTTGATGTCTACCGTCCCCATGTAATACCACCTTTGTCAGTCTTAAATCGCACATGGTCACCGAGCTTCAAGTGTTCGAGGAGGGTTGGCATGTTATCCAGACGACCTTGACCTTTCTTCCTATCTCCCGATGTAATCCTAACCCACATCTTTTCATCATGTCCCTCTTGTTTAAACCATACGTATACATACTCACGCATCTTTCTGTGCTTCTCTAGCTTTTTAATATTAAAATATGTTTCTACTCCGTGTTCCTTGCACGAGTAAACTATGTTACCTTTTTCTGACATCTGTCCTCCTAAAAGTTAAACGATATAATACCTGTGCCGAACAACAGCACAAGGTAAATCGTTGTTGTATATAAAATCCACATGCGTGT